GCGCTCTCGACTTCGTCGTAGTATCTCGAATACCTCCCCGGGCGAAACCTCAACGACCGCGACCGCGCGCCCTGTTACCGGCGCGTGAAGCAGATCATGGTGAAGCGACTTGAGGAAGAGACGGGGCGAAAGGTAGCGTTTCCACAGCCAGAGTGGGCGGCGAACTGATGAGTCAAGAGCTGCACAGTTTCGCGGATGCCTACCATGTACTTGTGCAATTCCCGGGTACGTGCGCTGTGCGCCGCAAGAACTGGCGAGCGTTCCTAGTCTGGCGTGTTGGAGATGACACTATCAAGATGGTTTGGCCGAGCGGTGCTGAGCACGAATGGTACCCGTGCCCGGAAGACTTGGTGGCGTTCGACTATGTGCTGATGGTGTCTGGAGGCAAAACATGAACATTCAGTACGTGATCGGCGACGCCACCGATCCAATCGACGATGGGCGCGATCGCCTCATCGTGCACGTCTGCAATGACCTCGGCAGATGGGGAGCTGGGTTCACGCGTGCCGTGTCGCGCAGGTGGGCGCAGCCAGAAGCTTGCTACCGTGCACGTCGCGGAGACCTTGAGCTTGGCGAGGTGCAATTCGTTCGCGTTGCCCCGCGCATTGCGGTCGCCAACATGATTGCACAGCACGGGCTGCGCTCGCCGACGAATTCTGTGCCCCTCAACTATTTTGCTCTGGCGCAGTGTCTTGAAAGCGTGGCGCGCTGGTGCCTATTCAGCTCAGCATCGGTTCATGGCCCATACTTCGGATGTGGCCTTGCTGGTGGACAATGGTCCGGCGTTTCCAAGATCCTTGCTGGCACCGTGGGGATTACCGAAACTCCAATCACCATCTACGGGTTCACCGCGGAGGAGGCACCGTGAAGGTCGGTGACCGCGTGCGCATGACGCAAAAACTCAAGGACGCATTCATTGCGAACGGTTGTCGCTCTCACGTGCGCGAATTCGGCAATTGCGTTGGCGTGATCGTTGGTCGCTCCGACGACTGCGAGCCGGTATCTTGGGACGTGCGGTGGATCCCGAGCAAGCTTCGATACGGATACTTGGAGGAATTCTTGGAGCTCGCGGAATGAACGAAACGCTTCTGCACGTGCACACGCACGCCGCGGACCCGTACGACTTCGACGCGGCCGTGCTCGGCATCGTTGCGGTGTTCACGATTGTCATCGTTGTGGCGTTGCTTTTGGATTCGAGGAGCTCAAGATGAGAAAGCTAATTCGCAACATCGCCGAGTGCCCGACCTGCCACGACGTGATCGAGTCGAAGCACGTGCACGACCTAGTACAATGCAAGTGCAAAGCGATCTTCGTGGACGGCGGCACAGAGTACATGCGTCGCGTGTGGAGTGGACCCGAGCCGATTGATCGCAGCGTGTATGAAGAAGACCAGACAGACGAAGAGGATGTGCTCACCAGCGAAGAGCCGTGGTGAGCGAAAGGCAAGCATGAAGATCGAGATGACTGGTACTAACTGGGGATCAGAAGACTGTGATGACGATGACCCGGTAATTATTTTCAAGGCAGAAACTGACCACGATGATGAAGAGTCGTGGCTGCGTGTTCCAGCAGAGCAAGCTGCTCAGTGGAATACGCTCAAGGGCAAAGCGGTGCTCATCACCGTCCAGGTGTTGGACATCGAAGGTACTCGGCTGCCACCAGATGAGGAGGAGTAATGCGAATTCAGTTGATGGGCACGGTGACGTGCAGAGCTGGCAACTACATTTACGTCGTGCTTGATGGGGAGGCGGATGAGGGCGACGAGACTGGGTTTCCGGTCGATCAAGCCATCGCAGACAAGTGGGACGAACACATCGGGAAGGCGGTGACGATCACGTTTGAGGTTCTAGACATTCCAGGGAAGTACGAGGACGCGTGATCAAGTATGGCTGCTAAGTGGAAGATGCCAGAGAGGAAACCGAGCGACGGCCCCATAGGGATCACTCGCGCCGAAGACGGCTATCTGATCATCGATTGCGATGACACGGCGATCAAAGTATCGGAATACAACGCGGCGCGCATTTTCGGGATGCTATCCCTGTTCCTGGAAATCAAGCTGCCTCAAAAGCTCGGCGAAGCGATCAAACTCACGCCAGACGGAGCGCAGGCTCCCATGATGACGGTGGCTTTCCCGGAACCGCAAACACTTGGCGAGAAGCTGAGCACTGCCCTGTTCATCGAAGAACTACGGGCGCAGGGTCAAGTCATCGAGGAGGAATGATGCCAAAGATGGATCTCGCGGTGAACCAGTGACACTAGGCGAGTTTCTGTTTCGCCAGCTGCGCACACACGAGCTCCAACGCGAGCCTCAGGTGAACGGGTGGCTCTCTCTGCCAGCGCGCAGACGAAAAGAATACGAAGAGGCTGCGGTGGCGCTCATCGAAGAGAACGAGGAGCGCACGCGCAAACCGAAGCAGAGCGCAGACTGTCTGTGTGGGAGGTGTGAATGAACAAGAGGATGCGGAAGAAGCGGGGCTCTGTGACTCGAGCACGCAAGCGTGAGCGGTGGTTCCTGGTGCATCAGGCCGGGTGTGTGTGTTGCGAGTCGCCGTTTTTGGACGAAGAAATCAGAACTGATCCCGAGTTCGCACTTGTCCAGGGAACGCGCGTGCCGAGGTCGATGCGCTCGGTTTTCGGCTTCAGGGTGGCGCCATGAAGTTCAATCAAGGCGAGGTGTTCGAGGCTGAGTACGAGGACATCAGCCTTGCGCGAGCTCCGCAGCACTGCGTTACTTAGACACGAAAGCCCCGCCAACGGCGAGGCCTCCGGGAACGCGACCAACGTTGAACCTGGAGGTTATCCGTGACGAAAGTGAACACAAGCCGGATCGACACAGATTCGGGCGACCGTGAACTCTTCGCTGAAGACGTTCACTGGCTTCTGAACGTTGCCGCGTCCGCTCTCGGTGAGCGTTCCGCGCACAGCGGGATCCTGAGTGTGCTGCAGCACGGCGGGTTCCCATCTGGCGTTCCTGAGACCGACATCTACTCGAATTATCAGATGGGGTGGTGCGTTGGAGACAGTGCACCAGAGCGCTGGCGCAAGGCCATCGTGGTCTGGAACAAGCTCACGCGCGATAGCCAAGCCGTGCTTCTGGCGCACTATTGCGGCACCCGCAGCGACCTGCCGGGCTCGACATGGGCGCGCATCACCGGCGCGCTCGGGCAGTTCGCGATGGCCGCAATGTGGATCCATGAGGGCGAAGTACTCGTGCGCCTCATCGACGCTTGTGTGGTTTCCGACCGTGAGGGGCGCGACGGCATCATCGGTGCCGCCCTGACGCGCACCGAGGGCCGCGTTCGTCGTGCTCACCGTGAATGGTTTGCAACGAAGGAGCTCGCCGGTGGCCCCACTGCGTGAGCGGTACCTATCCCTGGCCGAAGTCGCCGACTTGATGCACCTGAAGCAGACCGACCCGGATAACCGGCGGCGCTACGTCTGGCGACTTGTGCGCAAGTTGGAGAAACGTGACGGCACAACCTACCTAAAGCGCCAGGGGCAAGGTCAGGGGAAGTTGTTCATCGCTGTGTCCGCGCTTGAACAACTGATGCCCTGGGACCCGGGCACACTGAGCGCACTTCGAGGCGATGTGAACACGCTTGCGACGGATCTGCGTCACCTAAAAAAGCGTGTGAACGACCAGGGTCGACGCATCACCAATCTGGAAAAGTTCCGCTCGCTTACGCGCGACTATCTCAAAGAGACGGCGGAGCTTGAGTAATCCAAAACGTTCCCAAAACGTTCCAACCTCAGCCCCTATTCTATTTGTCACCCTCGCGCGAAGCCACCCCCAGGGCTCGCGCGCACCGAGCCCCCACGGCGTACCCGCCGACACAACGCCTTCGGGCGAGTCGCGGAGCGCCAACCGGACAGCATGCGGTCAAACTCTGACATCGGCGAAGCGGTTGCAAGGTTCGACTACACCCACAACCCGTCGCCACTCGTCAAAGGTGCGATACCGCCGCCGAGTGCCACCCAGCGCGCTCTGTGGGCCAAGGGTTGCAGTCACGATTCCCCCGCCTGCCCGCACAACGGTTCGGTCGCTTCTGCGCCGACTCGAGGTGCTGAGCCTGTTCGAGCAAACGCGAACGGTCGAGCGGTGGCTGGACGCGGAGCGAAACGGGCGAAGCTGAAACCGATCAACGGCAACGCGTACTCCTGGCAGAGCATCAAGGTCGTGGTGGACGAAGCCGAGCTCAAGGGCGTCAAGTGCGTGAGTCATGGTCACGCTTGAGATCATGTTTGACGCGGACAGTGACCACGAGGTCGAGATCGACTCCGCTGGGCTGCTCGCTGCGCTTGAACGGGCCGACCGCTACTCAGACTTGCTCGAAGGCGACGAGAGCGACGAGTTCTTGGAACAGTTCATGGCCGCGCTCAGCGAGAGCATTGTCGTGACCGAGCCCGAGGGCAAAAATGGCTTTCTGGTTCTGAGCTTGGGTGAGCCGGCGATCTCGATGCTGCCGCCTGAGGTTTGATTACTGTGTCTCTGCTGACTGCTGAGCTGACCGAGAACATCGTCGATCGGGTTCGACGGGGCATTGCTCCGGAGGTTGCCGCTGTCGCTGCCGGTGTCTCGCAGTCGACGTACTACAACTGGCGCAAGCGTGGGCAAGACGGGGAAGAGCCCTACGCAGGCTTTTGGAACGCGGTCGCGCGCGCGTGTGCTGAGTCGGAAGTTGCTCTGGTTGAACGCGTCCAAGAGGGCGACGGCCAGGGCGTAGGGTTTGGTTCTTCGAAGGCTGCGCTTGAGATCTTGCAGCGACGTTTCCCTAAGCGGTGGAGCGTTCAGGTCAAGGTCGAGATGTCCGAGCAGCTGAATCGGTTCCTGGATGCCGCCCAGCGGATTTGTAGCGACGAAGATTTCAGAAAACTCCTCGAAGCACTTGCTGAGGAATCTGGCGAGACAGCGGCTTGAGCTGCTGCGCGCCAAGAACGTCCACAGTCATCTCGACGGAGTCGATCTCCTAGACTTCGTCCCTGCTGTTTCTCCGCACCTGATGCGGCCGCAGCACTTGAGCCCGTTTGCTGAGGTGCTCGAACGCGCATGCGAGCCTGGTCAGCTGCGTACGGTTGTAGCTGCTCCGCCGCAGCACGGCAAAACCGAGATGGTGACGCACGGGCTCTTGTGGCTCGCCAAGCGTTATCCCGGTCGCCGTCACGGTTACGTGACCTACAGCAACGAGCGTGCGGAGTACGTCTCTGCAGCGTTGCAACGGCTCGCTGAAGCCGCTGGCCTTGAGCCTCAGGGTCGCCTCTCTGATGTGCGCCTCAAGGGCGGCACGCAGATTCGTTTCACTTCGATTGGCGGTTCGTTCACTGGCTTCCCTGTCGATGGGTTGCTGGTGATCGATGACCCGTTCAAAGATCGCGCGGACGCCGAGTCGCCGACGATTCGTCGCAAGACGATTGAATGGTTCATCGATGTGGCTCGCTCGCGTCGTCACCCGAAGACCTCGATCATCTGCATGGCCACGCGGTGGCACCCGGAAGATCTTTCCGGTGAGCTGATTCGTCGCGGGTATGAGTACATCAATCTCAAGGCGATTGCGGAAGGTCCGCTCGATGATGAGGGACGCGTTGCAAACGATCCGCTTCATCGCTTCGCTGGTGAGTCTCTCTTTCCCGAGCTCAAGCCACCTTCGTTCTTCGAAGAAGAGCGGCTCGACGCATACTCGTGGAACTCGCTCTACCAAGGTGAGCCGCGTGGGCGTGGGCATTCGGTTTTCAAGTTTCCCGACATCGCAGATCCGGAAGTCACGTTCCGTGAACCTCCGCGCGATGCGCTGATTCGAATTTGTATCGGCTGCGACTTCGCCTACACCGCGAAGACGCACGCTGACTGGTCCGTGGCCGTTGTGCTAGGCCAGGCAGGGCCGAACTTCTACGTGCTTGATGTGATTCGCACGCAGGAGGAGCCCGCAAACTTTCGGTCTCGGCTTGAACTCATTGCGGTGGGCTACGAGCAACCGCGGCTTGCGTCGTACGTCGCCGGCACCGAGCGCGGTGCCATCGAGTTCATCCGCGAGACCACGAACCTTCCAATCCAAGAGCTCTCCGCGAACCGAGCTGGCGACAAGTTCACTCGCGCGATCCCGGTTGCCGCAGCGTGGAACTCTGGACGGATTCTGATTCCGCAAAGCGCGCCATGGCTTGACGCGTTCCTCGCTGAGGTGACCTCGTTCACTGGCGTGAAGGATCGCAACGATGACCAAGTCGACGCGCTCGCCTCGGCATTCGATGGCCTTCGTTTCGTTCCACCGATCGACATCGAATACCTGAACAAGCTAAACGAAGCGCTTCCGAAGACCCAACTCGACTGGTGACCATGAGCAATTGCAAACACTGCGGACACTGCGTTGCTGGCTGCAGCTACTGCGCGTGCTGCGGCAAGTGTGAGCGTTGCGGTCAGATGCGCGCGGCGCCGGCGCCAACTTTCGTCCCGTACCCTTATCCTTACCCTTACTACATTCCGTACGTCGCTCCCGCGCCGATCACGGTTGAGCCGTATTGGTGGGACACGACCAAGATCACGTGCGGTGGAAACACCATCGACAATGCAGGCGTGATGATCGCGAACGCTCCGGTCGGTTCGATCCAAAACATCCTCACTTCGCACTGACCGTGTGGCCTTCCCGAACATCAGAACGATCAAGGATCGAATCCTTGCGGCAAGGCGCAATCTTGCGCGCCGAGCGGACGTTGCTCGAGCTGCGTTCCGCAACCCGCAAGGCGTCGTCAAGCTCAGCGAGTTCCGCGCGGAGCTCATTGGATACGGTCGAGACAAGGAAGCCTCGATCGGGCCAAAGCCGCCGGTAACCGAATACGTTGACCTCCCGGTCAACACGATCCCGGACTGGTCGGTTCAATCGATCCGCAGCGCGGTGAACGCGCACGCAACAGGGATGTTCACAGCGTCGGCGCTGCTCTTCGAGAGTATGCAGGCCGATGACCGAGTGCAGGCCGCACTCAATGGCCGTGTGAAGGCGGTGACCAAGTGCGAGGTCACAATGACGCCGAGCGAGTCCGGTCACTCCGGCAAAGCGAAGCGTATCGCCAAAGAGCTTGAAGCCCTCTGGCCTGACATCTTCCCTGAGCAGCTCATCGAGCAGCTCTTGGTGTGGACCATCGGACAGGGATTCTGCCTATGCGAAGTGATCTGGGAGACAAAAGACGATCTCTGGATCCCGCGCCTCAAGGTCTGGCATCCAAGCTTCGTCTACTACGATATCAGCGTCCGCCAGTACGTAGCGATCACGCAGGACGGTCCCATCTACGTGATGGAGAACGACCCGAAGTGGTTCTTGTACACGCCCTTCGGCGCGTACCGCGGATGGCTTCGCGGCTGCGTTCGCTCGTGTTCGATTCCGTGGATTGTTCGTCAGTTCGCGTTGCGTGACTGGGCGCGCTACTCCGAAGTTCACGGCCTCCCGCAGAAGAAAGTCAAGTACCCGGCGCAGTCCCCTGCTCCGGAAAAAGCGGCGTTCTTCAACGCGATCAAGCGGATCGGCTCGGAAGCAAACTTCGCGCTGCCGCAGCAGTCCGGCAAGGACGCTTCGCAGTGGGACGTTGAGCTGCTCGAAGCGCGTGACCGCTCCTGGGAAGCATTCCAGGGCCTGATCGGTCAGTGCGATAAGAGCATCACACTTGCCATTCGCGGCACTGACCTCACCACGCAAGCTTCTGGCGGCTCGTCGTTCGCGGCGGCCAAGGTCCACAAGGACGAAGACTCCGACTACGCCGAGAGCGACGCGAAGAAGTTCGCGGCCGCTGCACGTGACCAGCTTCTGAAGCTTTACTGCGCCTACAACTACGGTGACGCAAACCTCGCTCCGACTCCTGTTCTCGCGGCTGAGCAAGAAGAGGATCTGAACGACGAAGCGAACACACTGAGCATCTTCGCCACCGCCATCACTGCGCTCGAGCAGCAGAACTGGCCAGTCGATCGCCAAGTGATGGGCGACAAGTTTGGCGTTGTGCTGCAGCAGGGCGCAGACCCAGGCACGGCGCCGAAGCCACCTGGCGACGGTGGGCCGGAGCCAGCCGACTCCAAGACGCCTGACGTTCAGCTGCCCAAGGAAGATGGGCAAGACGACGGGCTTCCAGCAAGTCACTAATGGGCATCTTCGACGCAGTCCGCGCGTTCCTGGACCCGAGCAGCTCTGAGCCAGAACGGGAAAGCCCGTTCGCTCAGTACCGCTACCCATATCTTGTGGTGCACGTGCCGCCAGGGAAGCGCGCACCACGCTACTGCGTGATCAGCGCCGCCGATGGCGTCGAGGGTTTCAAGAAGATCTTTCCGTACGCAAGTGCAGGCGAGATCGCGAGCGTCATCAGCGCGTTCGAGTTCAACGGCGTTCCGGCAATTCGGGTTCTGACAGCACATTGAGAGGGAGACTCATGAGCGTTCGAGCAAAGTTCAGGGTGACATCGGTCACGCAGTTCGAAAACACGAGCAGCAAAGTCACGCTTCAACCAGTCACCAACGGCAGCAAAGAGAACGAGCAATTTTACAAGTGGACGCCTGGCGGCTCGATTGAACTCAGCACCATTAACGCTGAGGCGGCCGCACAGTTCGTTCCTGGCAAAGAGTTCTACATCGACTTCACGGCTGCCTAACCCATGAGCTACATCAACAAATACTACAACGCCTTCGTTGTAACGCCGGACAACGCGAACGACCTTCCCAATGGTCCGTTGACAGCGTTGCGTGTTGGTGTGGCTGGCAACGTCGCGGTCGACATCGTGAACGGCGCCACGAACGTGGTGATTCCGTGCAGCCCGAACCAAGACACGTTCATGCCCATCAAGCGCATTCGCGCTACTGGGACGACCGCAACCGGAATCGTCGCGTTCTACTGAGAGACGGAGAGGGACAACCAATGGCCAAAGAAGACAAGAAGGCGCCCGAGCCAGAGCAAGCGCCTGAAGTGACTGCTCCCGTTGAGCAGACGCCGGCCGAGGTGCAAGCCGAACTCGATCGACTCGCCGGATTCGCCGCGATGATCGAGGCCGCTGGACCGGCACTCGACAAGATTGCTGACGGCTGGAAGCAAGTGCTTCAAGGAATCGCTGAGTGCGACCGCATTCAGCAGGATCAAAAGGCAGCCGTTGCGCTCGCCAAAGAGCACTCGCTGAAGCACGGCACACCGTCTCAAGCAATTGAGTTTGGACACGGTCCCCTTGTCGCGCACAGCCACGAACGCGTGGCAAAGCTTCCGCTTCCCGTGGTCGATCTGCCACAAGGATACGTGCGCCACTTCCGGACGCGCGATGAGCAGATGACCGAAGCTCAAGTTCTGTTCAACAACGGAACGACCTTGCTCGCTCCACACGCGACCAAGGAAGAAGTTCACCAAGCGCTTCTCTCTGGCGTTCGCCCGTCTGACATTCAAAGTCAGCGCACGCCGGTGCAAGAACTCAACGCGAAAGCCAAGAGCTGGTTCGGTTTTCGAGTACGCTGATTTCGCTCCAGGGTGACGCGCATCCTCCGCGTTCGCGGTGACCGCTGAGCGGTTGTCAAAACAACGCGCCTTTTCAAGAGAATCGAATGAGCAACAAGTGGGCATTCCGCGCGCTGGCGCAGGGGTCTGTTCTCGACATTGAGATCTATGACGTGGTCGACCCCAACGCGTACAGCGATCCATGGTGGGGCTCGTACGGCGTAAGCGCTCGTCAGATTCTCGACACGCTGCGAGCCGCGCAGGACGTGACGCAAATCAACGTCCGCATCAACAGCGCGGGCGGAGATGTGTTCGATGGCATGGCCATCTACAACTTGCTTCACCAGCACTCCGCTCGAGTGCGTGTGCAAGTCGATGGGCTGTGCGCTTCGATCGCATCGATCATCGCGATGGCCGGCGACGACATCGTGATGGGCGAAGGAACGTGGATGATGATCCACAAGCCCTACAGCGCGTTCATGGCCGAGTGCGGCTCCGACGATCTTCGCAAGACCGCCGACGTGCTCGACAAGATGACCGAGAGCATGTGCGCGGTCTACTGCGCGCGCACGGGGCAAAAGCCTGAAGCGGTGCTCGCTGCAATGACTGCAGAAACCTGGATGACAGCCGCAGAGGCGAAGTCACTTGGCTACTGCACTGAAGTCACTCCGGCAAATGCGCCGGGCGGTACTGAAACTGAAGATGCGGAGTCCAAGGCGATGGCCGCCGCTCTGCTCAAGACATTCGCGCGAATGCCTGCCGGCGCATTTCAAGCCATGGCGCGCGCACACAAGGACATGAAGATGACCATTCTCGCATCCGCAAACGCGCAGACCAAGGCGCCGATCGTTGCTGCTGGTGACGCTGGTGAAAGCGACCTCGCTGAGGCGCTGAAGAAGGCAAAGCGCGATCTCGAAGATCTGCGTGACGAACACAAGAAGGATAAGGCCAAGATGGCTGAAGATCTCGAGAAGGCGAAGAAGGCCAAGGAAGACGCGGAAAACGCTCTCGCCGACTTCAAGAAGAAGAGCGATGACGACGATGGCGACGAAGAGTCTTCTTCGGGCGCCGACGACAAAAAGGCTGAAGCGCGCGCACTCGCGAAGCTCGGTCTGACCGCGGTCGCCCTCACTGGCACCAAGAACCTCATCGAGGCTGAAGCAGCGCTCGTCGCGCTGGCCGCGAAGACCGACAAGCTTCAGAAGCTCGATGAGGAGATGGCTGTGCTTCGCAAGGAGCGCCATCAAGCGCGCGTTTCGCAGCTGATCGCCGAGGGTAAGCTGAAACCGTCCCGCAAGGAATGGGCGCTCGCTGCTTCGTCTTCGGACATCGACACGTATCTCGCTGCCACCGGTGGCGAAGCGCTCGTTCCGATGAATATCGAGCATCGTCAACCCGAAGCGAAGTCGCCTGAGTCAGGTGCGGCAACCGGTCGTGGAACGATCACGGCGCAGGATCGCGCGATCGCAAAGCACAGCGGGCTCACCGAAGAACAGCTCCAGCAAGCCGCTGATCTGCGTTTCAAGAAGTTCGGCATCTGAGCTCGGACTTCCCAAGAACTTTTAGGAGAACTCAATGGCCGCACTTACTACTGGTCGTATCACCCCACAAAAGATGGGCACGCCCTACCCGCGCCGCGTGAATGCGGGTGTGAAGGCAAACACCACGATTCAACTCGGCAGCATCGTTTGCGTCGATGCGTCAAACCGCGCCGTTCCCGCATCGGCAACCACTGGCCTCAAGGCTCTCGGTGTTCTTCTGGAGCAACCGGGGGGCATTCCTGGTCAGCCCGTTGTTGGCAATTCCGTCGATCAAGGCGTGCAAATCCAGGTGACCCCTGGCGTGTTCGCTTTCGATCAGGACGGCACTGTGCTCGCAACGACTCCGTACGGCACCCCGCTCTACGCAGTCGACGATCACACGGTGACAATCACGGCAACCGGTGCTTCGCAAATCGGCACGCTCGAACAAGTGACCACGTCGACTGATCCTCAGATCGGCGCGCAAGTTTGGGTCAACATCGGCTCTGCCGCTTCTGTCGACTGATCTCCGCTTCTCATCAATTGACCATCATCGCGTCAACGTGAGTCGAGCGGCGTAAGGCCGCTTCCACGCCAAGCGCATCGCGCACCCGACTCGCCTCGCTGCGAGCTGGGAGGCCGAAGTCCGCCTTTCGCCAGGAAAAAAAGATAACATGGAAATTACTCAAGCAGCCCTCGCGGGCTTCTTCACCCAGTACGAGGTGAAGTTCGGTCAGGCACTCGCTGCCGTTGAACAGTGGACGCCTGAACTGGCGACCATCATGCCAAGCTCGGCGACGCAAAACGTCTACGCTTGGATGGATCGCATTCCGGTGCTGCGTCAGTGGCTCGGTGATCGCGTGATCAACGCGGTGAGCACTCAAGCGCGCACGGTCGTGAACCTGCCGTTTGAGCTCACCGACGCTCTTCTCAAGGAAGACGTGATGAACGACAACTTCGGCCTCTTCAACATGAACCTTCAGTTCATGGCGATGCAGGCTGCGAAGTGGTCGGATCAGCAGCTTGCGAACTACCTGATCAACTCGGCTGCCGCGACCGCCGCAAACCCGGTGAACGGGTTCGACGGCGTGCCGCTGTTCAGCACCGCTCACCCAACCCTGGGTGGTGGCGTTGCCGGCAGCATCCCGAGCGGCGTTGGTGCGACCCAGTCCAACCTGTTCGTGAACACAGCGCTCACGTACGAGAACTACCGCATCGTGCGCGCGAACATGCTCAACCTGAAGGGCAAGGACGGGCAACCGCTCTACAACAAGCCCGATCTCCTCGTGGTTGGTCCGACGCTGGAAGGCGTTGCGCGAAACATCGTGGAAGCGGACTTCGTTGCCGGCGTGAACGGTGTCACCACCGCGAACCAGAGCAACGTGCTGAAGGGCACCACGAAGGTGAAGGTCATCCAAGAGCTCAGCTCGATGCCCAACGCCTGGTGGTTGTTCTGCACCAGCTCTGTCGTGAAGCCGCTCATCTGGCAGCTCCGTCAGGCCCCGCAGTTCACGTACCTCGTGAACCCGAACGATCTGAACGTCTTCATGGCGCGTCAGTTCGTGTACGGCGTGGAGGCGTGGGGTGCTCCGGCGGAATCGCTGTGGTTCCTTGCGGCTGCGGCTACGAGCGCGGCAACGTACAACGGCTGAGTTATGGCCAGCGTCACGGTATACGCGACGCTGGCTGACCTCGAGCAATGCGGCCTGCCGCCGCAAGCGCTCGCGAGCATTCAGCCAACGGTCAAGCAAGCGGCGCTCGTCAAGGCGAGCGCGTACGCGGACACCTTCATCGGTGACGCGGTTACGCTTCCCTTGCAAGCGCCGGTGGACCCGACCATCACGGACGCGGTTTGCCAAATTGCTGCTTGGCGGTTGCTGTGTCTGCGCGGCTTCAATCCGGATAACCCCGGCGATGCCGTTGTACGCCAAGGCTACTTGGATGCACGCGACTGGCTCACGCGAGTCGCGAACAAGCAGGCAAAGCTCAACGTGGTGCAAGGCTCACCGCCTTCGGTACAGCCTGACATCTCGAGCGCGTGCCCACGTGGCTTCGGCGACGTGTACAGCGTGAGCCCCGCAGCAAACGACCCCGCGATCATCACTGGTGGCTGACGGACTCTCAGGCGACTTTCGGAAGCTCGCTCTTCTGAAGGCGAACCTCGCGAACCTTGCGCGCGTGCCTTCACAGGCCGCACGCGAAGCTTCGACCGAGATCAATCAGCTCATCCAGCAAGAGTTTGACGACGGTCGTGACCCTTACGGGAAGGCTTGGGCTCCGTTGAGGCCGGCGACGCTTGCTACCGGACGCACACCCCCACCGCTCACCAAGAGCGGGAAGATGCGCTCTGGAACGCTGGCGAAGCCCCTGCAAGGCATCGGCATCGGGCTTTCGCTTCCCTTCCCTGGTTACTTCCACCAGCGAGGCACAAGGCGAATGCGCGCGCGTCCGGTCTTGCCTTACGGCGGAATGCCTCGCGCTTGGTCGAATGCGATTCGCAACGCGACAGCGCGAGCACTCGCAAGACAGCTTCAAGTCCAAGCTCCGCCTCTGTCTCAAGCTGCTGAGTAGCCTGTGGCGCTCGAAGATGTCGTGGACAACGTGGCTGCGTTGTTCATCGAAGAGGGCTGCCCCGCGGCAGTGCTTTTCGACAAGTCGTTTCTAGCCGAGAACGCAGAAGCGCCACGCGTTGTGTTCGTTCCGACGCAAGACAGCTTCGGTCCGCCACTGCAGATTCAAGCTGCGGGTTGGCCAACGGAGCCGATGAGCCACGGTGCGAATCCGTACCCGCTCTTCACTCGCACTGAGCGCGCCGAAGTCCACATCTGGGCGAAGGGCATCACGCAGACCGATCCAACTCTGCAGTTGCGAGCGGACTACGCGGCTCTTCACGCGCTCATCAATCAAGTGGCGCGCGCGATCTACAAGGCCGGTCCCGGAAATAACCGGATCACGAGCGGTTCCACAGATCAGCGCACGCTCATCGTTCGCGAAGGCCTCGTCTACACAATGAATGTCGAAGTCGACGTTCCGATTGTCGATGTGGCGTGGGGTGAACTGCAGACGTGGGATGTCGCCTCCGGCGTCGTCGCTCAGGTCTCTGTCACTGAAGACTTCCCTGATGGTCAGTCCGAGACCGTCGTTTTGAACACGCTCTAGGAGACTCGATGACTCAGACTCCCTCGGTGAACTTCACCATCCTCTCTGGAGGATTGGGGAATCAACCTGCTTCGCCTTCACAGACCATCTGCGTTTTCGGCTGCAGCTCTGGCGGTATCGCCGCAACGGTTGCTGGTCCGTATCAAGGCAACGGTTCGCAGATCGTCAGCGACAACGGCTACGGTCCAGGCGTCGAGCTCGCGGCCTATCTCGCGCAGGCGGGCATCAGCACGCTTTTCTGCAAGCTCGCGACTGCGACTCAGGGCACAGTCGGAACTGTCACGCACACCGGTACTGGCGCGAGCGTGCTCACGCTCACGGGCAACCCATCCGACGCTTACAACGTCGTGGTCACGTGCGTGCGCAGCGGTACGGCTGGCACAGCGCCCGAGCCTGGATTCACGCTCTCGTTCGATGGCGGTCAGACGGTCACCGGCGAGATCCGGATGCCGTCGAACCACATCTACGCGGGATTCGCAGCGGTTACGGGTCTGACGTTCAACTTCACCGCAGCTACGATGGTCGCTGGCGACACGTACACGTTCAGCACGACTGCGCCAACGTGGGATGACACGGCCCTGCAGAACGGCGTGAATGCGTTGCGTGACAGCGCGAAGCTCGCAGGCCTCACCTACGTGGTTGGCCCCATGGCGTCTGCTGATGCGTCCGTGTACGCCACGGCGCTCGGCGGCTTCAAGGCGAAGAAGAAATTCATTCGCGGTCTCGGTGAGACGGTCAACCAAGCGACGGATGGATCGCAAACCATCTCCGCTTGGCAGACTGCGATCGAAACCGACTACGCAACGTTCGCAAGCGACCTCGTCGGCATCGCTGCCGGCGGCGCGATCATTCCGTCTTCGCTCACTGGGTTCCAGTTCTTGCGTACGATCGGTTGGGCGGCGATTCGTCGTGCAGCGCTCGTTGCCATCAGCCGGGATCTTGCGGCGGTTGAAGACGGCGCGCTCGTAGGCGTGAACACGATCTCTTGCGATGAGCTGCTCAACCCGGGCCTCAACGCGGAGCGTTTCATCGTGGGCACTTCGATCAGTGGTCTGCCGGGTTACTACATCTGCAACCCGAACATGATGAGCGGGCCAACGAGCGACTTCACGTTGCTCCAGTACGGCCGCGTCATGGATGAGGCGTGCCGCATTGAATACAACTTCTTCGTTCAGAAGTTGTCGACGAGTGTTCGACTCGAGAAGAGTGGACCGCGCAAGGGATTCATTCTCGAGCGCGACGCGCGCGCGCTCGAATCCGGCAGCGACTCTGCGCTTGCCGCAGGCCTAGTGAACACTGGCGACGTGAGCGATGCGACGACGACAGTCAGTCGCGTTGACAACATCTCGTCTACCAAGACACTGACCGTCACTGTGTCCTTGCTACCGCTCGGATACATCAAGACGATCAACGAGACTCTCACCTTCGTGAATCCAGCCCTGGGCACCTGAGCCTAGCAGTCGCTGACTCCGAACCAAAAACCTAGCGCTCTGGAGAAACCATGGCTGTTACGTCAGTTGCGTATCCGCTGATCGGTGGAGTTCGCCACAACTGGGCGAGCATCGAGATCC